CAACTGGCACGATCTGGGCTGGCGGCTGTTTTTGGACGGATCTGGCCTGATGCTCTGGGAAATCTCCCCACAAATGCTTGGTAGCGTCATCGGCCACTTGATTCCCGTCACCTATGGCACGGCTCCCTTGATGGGCTTCGCGGTCGATCATTTCATTGATTCCAGCGGCTTCATTCTCGGGTTCAGCAAGATTGATATGCCCAAAGTCGCCCCCACGGAGAAGTAAATGGATACCATAAGCGAGCAGAGACTTGCCCAAGTTCATCCGACTCTTGCCACCAAGATCAGGGCTATGTCTGTAGCCCTGACAGCGCAAGGAATCGCCATCCGAGTGGTGCAAGGATTACGCACGTGGGACGAGCAGGCGTCCCTATACGCTCAAGGCAGAACGGCTCCGGGGAAAATAGTCACCAACGCGCCAGCAGGCTCGTCATACCACAATTACGGCCTCGCCGTAGACGTTGTACCGATGACTCCGCTTGGTCCGGATTGGAATGTGAATCATCCGGTCTGGCGGAAGATCGTTACGGCCGGACAGGATCAAGGCTTGGTTCCGGGAGCTCCCTGGAGGACGTTTCCGGACTGGCCCCACTTCCAGATGACAGGCTCTCTCCCTCTATCACCAAATGAGTACGTGAAAAGCGCCTACGTGGAGGATGGGCTTGAAGGCGTCTGGGCAGCAGGAGGGATGTCGGTACCCGACGCAACTTGACGCCTCTTGCGATTTTTCTCCACCTTGCATGTTCGGCATTGCCGGGTTCCGGTAGGAGTTACGTAAGTATTGGAATCAGTAAATGGATGCCCATTCAAGCAATGCGTTTTGGCTGCATTCTTGGCAGCTAATGTATCGCCGCGTAAGAGGTTTTCTCTGGAACTGGAGGTATATATGGCGAGTTTTTACAAGTTCATCGAAGCGACCAGCGTAGCTTCCTTGCAGGAAGCAGTGAATAAATTTGTAGCGGACAACCCGGAATACAGGGTGATAAACATGACCTTCGCCGCCGGTACTGGATTCGTTGCAACGTTAGAGGCTGAGAGACCTGCGGAAGCTGAGCCTCGCGCAGCATGAGTACCACGTCGATTATCTCTTTTTATGGTTGATGCCCTTTTTCGGGGTGGCGCGGGTTACTGGATGTGACTTAATAAGTTTATCCAAAACCGCATCGAATCTGGCTTTTGACACCTTGACCTTGGATTTTTCCTCTGTTTTTGCGTGTTTTCCTTCCATTTCCACAGTCATCCACAGGTCTAGCCCCTTGCACATAAATCGGGGCAATGCTCGAATCAGGGGATCGGAGGGCAACTGGTCGGTACCAGGAGCGGTCTTATAAACCGCAGTTCCCGCTAGGAACGGTGTTCAACTCACCTGCCCTCCGCACTCCCCTCGCATCACGTTATACCACTCAGCACTGACACATTAAAGTGCCCGTTACGCTGACGCGATACAGTGACGCGTTTCCCCGCTAGGGAAATTGCGAGCGTATAATCCGTGGCCTCCGAGGGGGAGAAAGCGATGACCCCAAATGCCGATAACGATTCACACCAATGAAAAACTGAAGAACGCCGCCTACCGTCTAGAGGAGCATGTTTTCAACGATTGCACGCTGACAAATTGCCATCTTTTCTTCGACGGCGGGCCTTACCAGTGGGCCAATTGTAAATTTGAGAATTGTCAGTGGAGTTTCCGAGGAGCAGCGAGGGAGACGATCCAATTGTTATCGACCCTTGGACTGTTGAAGCCCGGACAAATGCCACCAACCACGATGCCTCCGTCAACGGGCGGAATCGTGCACTAAGCCTGCTCTTATTTCTTTCCACTTGACGCTGTGATATTGCCCTGTCACGGCTTGACGATGCTTTCATTTTCCTGCCTCCTGTGTAAAATGCATAATCATCGAGAGGAAGGGCCCCGGTTTATGCCGGGGCCTTTTCTTATTTATCCCTGCGCCCGATCCCTAGCAATGGCAACGCAGGCGTTTAACTGCTCGTCCGTGTGACTCACGATTGGTTTGTCGCAGGTCGGACACGGAGTCTCAGGATCAAGGGGTCGGCCATAGAGCGCCCCATCTGGCATCTGAAACCCACTACTAGAAGCAGTTCCCTGGGATTTTCGCATATTTATCAACCTTTATGTTTGTACACGAGTCCGGGTGTCCTGGAACATAGACAAAAACGTTAGTGAATGGCCCCTTGCCGCAATCATCTTTCGCCTCTTTCTCCATCTGGGCCTGTGTAGCTGGATTTTGCCAATGGGTAAATTTCTCGAAGTTCGAAAAGCAATAGGGCACTGTGTTTTCTTTGCAAGCGCTTTTAAGAGGAGTACATTCAGCGGTTGCCAGCCATCCTCCCGGCTCATAGGCGTACGAAGCAGTTATGTTAGGAGTTCCACTGAACGTGGTGTAATTCTCAGAGTACACATACATCGGTGGCGATGGTGGACTACTGCTAGCCCCTCCTCCTAGGTTCGCCAGACTTTCACTGCATATCACCGTTCCGGTCGCCGTAGGGGTACATTGATTGGGGTCTCCAAAGAGAAAGTCACAAGCCGAAGCACTGACATCAAACGAGGACACATTCATCGCGCACGTTGGGCACACGGCCTGCTGTGACTGCGCTCCATACAATCCGCCCGGTAGTTTAACCTGAATCGTGCCGGTATGCACGACTGTGCCCGTGCAGGGATTGGGCGGCGGGCATCCATTCACACTCCCGGTCGTAGTCCCCTGGAGATACGTTCCATACACGTTGAAGTGCCACGGATGCCCTGCGGAATCTAACAGGACCGTTCCCCACCTACTGACAGAGGACATGGCGAAAGACTTGGCATCGGGAAGGACTGAAGAGACCCACGTGTTCGTGGTGAAATCGTAGTACGAGATGGCGTCATATGTTTGCACAGGTCGGCCCGATTGATAAGTGGAGAGCGCATACATCGTAGCTCCCAAATTTGGATCGTTCCCTATGTAGCAAGAGACGGCTGTCCCAAAGGGTTGTGCCGGCAAGACCGTGAATGTCCCGCTGGTGTAGGACGAGTACTGGTATACCTGCCCGTTTTTCACGCCGCACATATTATTCACATCAGCGGCGGAGGCGGAGACCCATCCGGCACTGGTATCGATTTGCAGCCATGTGTTGCCTCCGGGCGGGAGGTAGTACATGTTGTTCAAAGAATTGACGAGCACGATTGTGCCATCGTCGCCCGCCTGAATTTTGGTGCCACATCCTGAGAGCGCGGTAAGCGTTGTCCCATCCCAGTGAAATGGCGCGTAGCCATTGTATTGCGTGCAGAACGTGGAGGCTTTTAACAGGTACATGTTGTTTTGAGTGACAACGGCGAGCCCTACCCATCCGGACCCCAAAGCGGCAATCTGGCCCCAGCCATGCGTGGATGTGTTGTAGTAGTAAATGACATTGTTTGACCCCGGCGTCGTCGTTCCATTGGCAGCGCAGGCCAAATACATGTCGTTGCCGAGCGATGGGATATTGCAGACTCCTCCTCCCGGCAGCTCGTACCAGAGGTTGGTGGAGGAGGCTTTGGCGCTTAGGTCGCTAACGCCCCATACATAGGCTGTTGAATATTGAGCGTTGAGGGTGAGTGGGAGAAACAAAAACAACAGTGCTACAATCGTTCGCATACGTTCTCTCCTTCGTTGAGTGAATGTTCCGTCCGGGGCGCTACTTTTCTAGGGTCTGCGCTCCGGATCGTCCTTTACTTGATCTCCTGTGTCTGAGCGAGAGCGGCGCGGGCCCGCAACTCCGATCTCCACCAATATGCGCCTTCGCCTTTTCGGCGCTCCCTGAAGGACTCGCCTTCTCTCGGTGGATATCCCAACGCCCACGAAATTGCTTCCCGCAACCGCTCGATCTCTTTCTGTGCGGCGGCAAGCACGGCCTCAGCTTCATCCGCGCACATTCGTAAATCGTTGGCATTAGTCTCAAGTTCGACAGCCCACTCAGGCTCCTTTGCGGAATTAGTCCGCAGCAACATTTCCCATGAACGGTCTGCACTTGTACGCCATTTAGTAATCAGTTTATGCAGAGCGGTATCGATGTTCTCGCCGGTCGTCATTCTTTTCTCCATGGATATTTGTCGCGCCTCTCATCCAAGTTTTGGAATTCCTTCAAGTCATCTTTCAGACCATCTCGTTCCCTGACGACTCGGGCAAGCGCGGCCTCGGCAGTCTCGGCGCGTTTCTTTTCGCGTTCGCTCTCCCGCTCGGCGGCGGCAAGCTGCTCGTCAAGCCATAACGCTTCACACTTCCATGAATGCGGCTCACCCGGCAACAAGTGAAAACAGCACGGCTTACCAATACACTTGCGCGGCTCGGCGCTCCGAGGAACTGCTGGCGCTACCTCAGTGTCGGGCGCGCCCCCACATTGGTAGCAATAGTCACCTGCCCACACATCGTGCTTACAGCGCTCAGCCGGAACTGCTGGCGGGGCGGCGGCTTCGCACATCATGCAACGATCTGTCCCTAGATAGACAGGATGCCCGCACTTTTTCCACGAAGAATTAGCTATCGGCGCGGACGGAGCCTGAGGCGGGAGAGTGTGCCACGGGTCAAAGCAGAACTTTCCTGGCGGGTCTCCGGCCTTAATCATTCGCGGAATAGAGTTGTGTACGTCCGGGTGATTACTGCCGCATCGCGGGCACGTCTCCTGTCTCGTGTTCATCGCGTCACCTTCCTAATCGCCCCGGCCCAAGCTTTCAACGTGTTGATGAGTTCCCGAGTTGGAGCCATCCCAGCCACATCGTAGGCAATCACGCGAGCTATCGCCTCGGCAGACTTCGGTTTACCGCGCCAAGTGACTTCGTATGGATCGCGCTCCTGTCTCGTGTCGCTCACTCGCTTATCTTCCTTTCCGCTCCCGCGCTCGTCTCGCAGGGTAGGGCGCGCTCCACATAAACATTCTCGCCACACTCGCACTCGCCCACGTATGGCGACGATACGCCACGGGGGAATCTGGCTCCGCACTTGTCGCACAATGCGTAGTACCCGTTGCTCGGCGCTTCCCGCGCTTGCTGCTTCATTTCACTTCTCCCTCTTCTCGATTGGAGACGATTGTTGCAAGGCACCAAGCCGCGAGACTTCACCAACTTATCGGCACACTGCCAGCAGACCGTTCTTCCGTCTATTTGGCTAGTCTGATCTTCGTACAAGCCAAAGTTGGCATACGGGTTGATCGCAATCAGGCGCTTACATTCATCGCAACTTTTGTAATAAACTCCGCTCATTTGCTCTCCAATCCCAAATCCTGAGTCCCCAAGGGGTCCGTGCTCCAATCGACCTCGGAATCTTCGAGGATTGTCTCTGGGCATTTGCAGCACTTGGGGCAGTAACCGCAACCGTCGCATAGTTCGTCTTTGCGAAAGTACGACCCACACTGGCAAATCCAAGATCGCTTACTCACCTAAGCACCTCGACAAAGAGAGCCCCGCTCCCCTTGCCACGATGCTCACGCGGCATTGCTCTTTCTGGCACTCACAATTCCATACAAATAGGCTCGTTCGGCTGGCATCTCTGCTAATTTCAGCAAGCAGAGTCGGCAATCGCTTAGACTGTTCCTAGAATCCAGGAATTGCTTGAGATCGCCTCCCGGCAACAGGATGTCGTCCATCTGGAATTCGGCATTCTCCACCAGCTTTTCGCACAGGGCCAGCATGTTGACGTGCGGGATCAAGGGGATAGGGGACTTGATGAAATGCAACTTCATGCTCGTAACTCCTCAACCATAGACTTCACGTTGATCTTGATCGGCCCAGCCTGCAAATGCCGAACGATTCTTTCCCATCGCTCCGGGAACTTCTTGGCAAACCAGTCCAGTCCGAGAATTGGATTATTTCCAAACCATGCGTGGCAACGGTCGCAATGCGCCAGAGAATTGTCGTCATCCCAACGTAGCGCCAGATAACGCCGCCCCTTGATGTGGGACCACTGAATCACCACGTACCGCTCAATCTCGGCATCCCACTCGCCATGTTTCTTGCCGCATCTCTGACAGGTGTTGCCGTCTCGCTCGATGACCGTTCTCTGGCGGCAGGCCGCATCAAGATCCCGGTACATCCGGTTCTTTGCCAACGTGCGCTTGGATTTCCGGATCACTTCTGCTCTCCCGGCCAATCCCAGTAGGCATCCAAAGCGTTCTGCCTCGTTTCTCTGTGTGGCACCCTAGGAACTTCTCGTATGGCTCGCATGGTCGTCGCCCGAGGGGAAACATAGACCAGCGTGATTTCCGGCTTCGGCTCATCCATGGCAAACACAACGAGAGCGTTGTACTTTCGCAATCCTCGGACATAGATCACTTGGGAACCTGGCTCTGGTTTCACTTGAAGTCGAAGACCTCCTGCGACAGTCTGTTGGCAGCGATCTCGCAGTACTTCTCTTCGATCTCTATGCCGATGGCGCGGCGCGCTAGTTGTTTTGCCGCGGCCAGCGTAGTTCCCGTGCCTGCAAATGGGTCAAGAATGGTCTGTCCGGGAAGGCTGGCGGTTTCGACTACCCATGTCATGAACTCAATCGGCTTCTGGCATGGGTGCTCGTAGGATTCGCCCGTGACGTGCATTCCGGGGTGATAGATGGCCCGGGCAGTCGGGCGCGCCCCTAGCCCCTCCTGCATGAATGGCGACGTACCATAGAAGGCAACCGGATGGAAGCAGCCAAATCCCCATGCGCTCCTGCCAGCTCCGTTTGGGCAGACAATCCCGCCAATATCGGTCGCCGGCGGGTATTCGTGCAGTCGCCTAGTCCCGGTGAAAATTGCTGCCCTCTTGCACAGGCCTAACGCCAAACCAACCCCGGATAGCACAACATCTCGGAAATAAGCTTCCGTGTCGTCGTAGACTTCCAGGTCGCCGCGCCGATCGGAATGCTTCGTCATCTTGCCGGCAAATTCAACCCCGTATGGTGGATCGGTAATCAGGCAATCGACCGCATCAAGTGCTGGCAGAATCTCTCTGCAGTCTCCGTGGTAGATCGTGATTCCGGCATGTTCGTAATAGGGCTTCATAGGCTTTTTATCCGGGGCAGTCCGACCCTGGAACCGCCCCGGTGTTCACTCTCCGAAACTCCGCAGAATTTCGTTACTTTTGCAGCGCCGGCCCTCCTTTCGTGTGGATTCAACCAACACTTCGGAGAGCGTGATCCACTCATCCTGTATGTCTTTCCAGTACAACTCGCGCTCACAGAGAGCTTGCCAAGCTTCGTCTGGGATCAGCCTAGGCCGTGGATTGGTTTGCATTCGGGCGCTCCGTTCTTGGCGACTTGCGCTCAATGCCATCAATTTTCTTGTCCAACTCGTCCAGCAACTGAGTCTGTTCGGCAAGGGTCATAGGCCTGCCTAATTGGGCTCGCTTGGCTTTGTGCATCCTCCACAGAGCCTTTACGTCGCCGGTGCCGTACTGACGTTCACCAGGGCGATCGTCTACGACCGGTCCTTTGCCTTCAACGTGTGGGCACTTTCTCACCGCTCCCAGATCCTGGTCGATTGGGTTGCCTGAGATCGTGCGGCCCTCAAATGCTCGAATGAACCCGGTAGGATGACAGAGGGTACAGGTCTGCATCTGGGACGCTGGAATGGGTATTAATTCGCGGATCTTGGCGATCGTCGGCACGAAGTCCGGGATGTAATCAATTGATCTCTGAATTCCGGCGGCGGTCCTTCCAGATCCGAACTCCCCAACCATGCGATGGATAGCCTCGATGTAAGTTCGCGCCTGGTCAGGGTTTTCCTTTGGTCGAAAATTCGAGTAAGCCCCCGCCAATTGCGTTACCATCCGGTCCGTAAAGGCCTTCAGAGATTCGGGATATTGCTTCACGATTCCCGTCATGTTTGGTTTCTCCGTTTGTGCCATTCTTAGGCGGATAAATATCTGTCCAACTGTTAGATACAGATTTTTCAATCATTTGCACTACATCGAAGCCCTGTGCGCGATAGACAGTTAGATCCCTGACTTTGAGTTTGCGAGCATGATCCGTCATCGGTGCTTTTTTGCGGACACGCATTTCCTCGAATGCATCCCAAAGTTCCTTGGGAATCCAGTCTGGAAGCACAAATGGCGGGGGTTTTGCTCTTACTTTCTTTTTCTTGGAAGGTTTAGATTCTGACTTACTAGAATCTAAATTAGTAGATAAACCTATATAGACGTTTTTGAGAGCATTATCGTTCTCATATGGTACCGATATGGTACCGTTCTGGGGACGAGCAGCGTAATTCGCTCTCTTGTCGAAGGTTCGTTCCATGCCAGGATTCACCCATCGCTCACCTCGTAAAGTCCATGCGGCAAATATCTGTGGTCTAACCCGCCTCCAGGTGTCATCTGAAGGGGAGCCTAGCCAGCGAGTAATTGCGGCCATGTCATTAGGAATAGTGCCGGGGGGATCTTCCTGCGTCGAAATGTTTAAGAGATGGACGTGCATACCTCTCGCATCCCAATCCATTGCGAGAACCTTGTTGTCGCCTAAGTACTGTTTAACGTTCCACTGAATACAGAGCGGCCTGGGCAACTAATCAAACCTCAAAGTGCCTACCTATTTCCCCTGAGACGGCCCTCCAAGACGAAGCACCCAGAGCTAGGCGCTTGGCCCGATGGAGAGCCGCTTCAGGGATTCACGGAGAGCGACCTCTGTGAATCTTGATTGGGCAGGGAAGCGGTCAATATGGCCGTCAGATCCCCGCCGTCTTGCAACCGCAAAAGCATGCGATCGACTTCGACTAAGAACTGTTCAACGGCCCGCTCCATCTCGCCGATCGCCTTGTCGTCCCAATGAAAGCGCCTAACGAACAAGCGGAGACGTTTGGGCAGCCGCGGATCGAAGGAAACGAAGTCAACCCACTTCCGCCCGGTGCAGGCCATCTCTGCCAGCAGTTGCGGCTTATACTCATCCGGGACCACGCCGGCTTCTACGTATTGCAGGTGAACCATGGTCGTTGGACACTTGATTTCAAGTAAGCCGTCCGGACCCACCAGTGCGTCAGGCGAGGCTCCGAACCGGGAGATGGCGTCATGGATGGCAAAACCGATAGGACGCGTTTCTAGGCCCGTTTCCATCTCATAAACCTCCCTTGCAAGAGGCTCGGTGAGGATTCCCCACTCCATCGCCTTAGTCAGCGGAGTTTCGGCGGACAAACCGGTGAGGCATTCGATGACAATCTCGTAGCGATACTTTTTACGATCACCTGTCTCGTCACCCTTTTTGCCGTTCTTGCTCTCTCGGGTAAGGAAGCTCATGACTTCCGCCACACGAGAGCCCGTGACCATTCCCACGCGCATCTTGAGCCAGTCGGCGGACTGTTGTTCCAAATCCTCAATGATTGGCATCACAGCTCCTTGGCGCGGGCATTCTTCGCAGTCACCAGCGCCCGCAACGCGGTCGGATTGGTTTCAAACATCCGATAGGCATCCTGAAACAGGCTCTTGAGTTCGTCCTTGTTGCGAGCACTGCCAAGCCAGTCAATGCGCTCCTGGAGTTCGCCATTCGTGCCGGCGTCCTGCGCGTCATTGTCCTGATTGGCGGCAGCGAGGCCCGTAGCCGCCAACAGCGTGTAGCGCTCCAGATATGTCACCGTCGAACCGATCGCCTGAATCGAGTTCTTGCTGCCCGATGTATCGGGCGAGCCATACAGCGTGGTTTCTTCGCTGTGGCCCATATCGTGAGTCAGGATGCAGGTCACTTTGATGGAATCCTTGTCCTGATCGACCTTCCAGCGATGCGAGATGCCATGCTCACTCAGGCCCTTGGTCACGGCCTCGCAAACATGGTCTAACGTGGCATGGCTGTAACTCGTCGCCCGATCCCCGGAGCCATAAGTGACCGTCTTGTTCTTCGTGATCGACGGGGGATTGGTCTTAAAAGCATTCATGGCCTCTACGAACTTCTTGCGAGCCTCGTTCTTCTCCCAACGCTCTTGTAGGTCCATCAACTTCGCCAGCTCGTCAATCGTCGCGCCCCGAGTGACAGCTACGGCCAGCATTTCCATGGGCGTTTTCGGACTGACTTGCAAAGCTTCATTAATGGGTAAATCGGATTGTGCTTCAATCGTTTTCATCGTCGCTCTCCTAGTTGACTCTCTCTAACTTCAAACCTTTGCCACTGCACTTCGGCCAGAACTGGGCCACCAATAAATAGCCAATCTCAAAGGCGCTGATCTCGCGACACTTGCCACACGTCAAGCAACTCAACTGGAAGGGCTCGACTGGGCGTTCGCGTTTGGGAACAAGGGCCAAGGTCATCGCCATAATCCCTTCCACAACACGCGCATCAACGCTAACCACAAAGGAAACCCAACCATCACGAACACCGTCAATCCAATCGGATCATTCATCGCCATAAGAGCAACACCCATAAAAGCGCCTGAGAAACACTCGCCAGAACCAAGTAGAGGTATTTCATTGCGTTACCCACCACGTGCATATCCCGACAATCAAAGCGAAGTAGGCTATCCATCCGGCGGCCATCCACCAGGGCATGGGAATCTCGGCAGTCTGCCATTCCCGTTTCTGGGCTAACTGCTCCGCTTCCCACTTACGCCAGTAATCTTGGTTATGTGTCAATTGGAACTCCATTTAGCAACTGCAAGTAAAGAACGAGCCCCTCACTTCGGGCGCAACCGGAGTTCCAGTGACGGTTTCGTAGTGAAGCCAGAATTCATCTGGAACGCTCATGCCTTCAAACCTGCCACCCTCACACCAATAATCCGTACCTTCACTTTCGACCCAATACTTGGCGTGCTCCATGAGGGTGTCATAATGCTCCGGGATAGATGCCGCGTAATCCCTAAGCCATTTTTCCGAAGAACTAAGAGGTGAAATACCGCCGCTCACCTCTTCTGGGAAACTGGGATGAGTCCACACATGACGGAGTGAAGTGATCTGGCGCGGATAAACTACTAACCAAAATCGCTGGCCTTTACGGACTAAGCCCTTAAGAAATGGATCGACAATGCCAACAGGGTTATCGCACGAGCCGACGCCGCCCTCAACGAACCCGACATCATCGCCGGGACGTAATTGGTGAGCTGCTACGGCAGGTTCCACAGCTAAATGAATGGCGTCACGCTTTTCTTGGTCACCGATAATGGTTCCAAGTGTTTCTAGCGCATCGGTGCTAACTAATCTCTTATCCTTGCTCATAAAAGTTCCTCAGTCTGGAGGCCGAATCCCCATGATTCAGGCCCCCAATCCTGCTCCGCTATCCATGGGGGAGGGCGCTTACGCGGAGATCAATCTGCTCCAATTTGAGCGATTTCGGAGTCACTCATGAGTGGTTCGCATTCCCATTTTTCCTCTTGGACCTTGACGCAAACTGTGTTGCGCTGAACACGTGCCCAGAGTTCAAGAGGGGCTCCTGTCGTGCGAATTTCCACCTCCGATCCGTCGTAAATCTTTTCCAGCGAGCCCAGCGATCTAGCCGCAGAGATGAATTTTTCTTTCTCGCCCCGATAGTTACCGAGGTAAAGGGAATGTTCCTTGTTTAGCGTCTCGAACTCGGGACGTGTAAGCATCCAATTGCCGAGTTCAATAAGTTGCTGAGCTAACGCGTGGGATTTCATGGTAAAATGTGCTCCTTAGTACTTGAATTGGTACGGGTTATCGCCAGAGCCGCAGGTATGATCCTTGCGGCATTTGGCACATACAAACTTGTGACAGTTGCGGCAGGCAATGAGCGTCTGAGGCGACTCGCAACCAATACAAACCAAACGCTGCTCGACCATATGGAGTAAGTCGGTGATAGTCAGGCCTGTATTCATGCGACACCCGCCTTCTTTGCGAGAACGGACTCTGGTAACTTTTTGGGCGGAAGCTTCCCCGACACACTCCCGCCCATAGCCGCCTGCTCATTTACGATCTGTAGGGAAGCGCTGCAAGCGGCAAACTCTTGACTAAGCAACGACTTGCGTTTCTCGGTCATCGCTTCAAAGACTTGATTGGGGTGTAATCCAAGAACCTGGTAGGTGGCCGCTACGTGAGGTTGTGCATAGCCTCGGAATGCGTATAAGCACGTAAGCCACGAGATTCTGAGATCGTCGCGGAGCCAAACATCGGACTCGCCCATCTCCTCTTGCGAGAGGTAGAACAGGACGGACTCTACGTGCTGATTGCCGGACACTAAAAGCCAGAGCAGGTCAAGCAACAGGGTTTCCCGCTCCGAGCACGCCGCCAAATCCCCGGCGTACTTAATCAACTGCCGCGATAGTTCCGAGAGCACACAGGCGTCTGTAACGAATCTGGAACAATGAGTAATCTTTCCTCGTGAGGAAACCTTAGATTTAGCGGGACTTGCACTGGCGTTGGTGCAAGGAGTGACGAAGTTGCGGCTGTCCGGATTCACAGAATCCAAACAAGATGGCGCACTTTGGCGCTTGGGCATGGGGAGGATCTGTCCTTTCAGAGCAAGACCCGAAAGGAATGGGAGGCCAGAGGTCCAGTGTCGAGCCGTCAAGTCTGCTGTATTTTTCTGGAGGGACGAAGAGAGAGCGAAAGGCCGATTATGGCTCTCGAAAACGCCTGTCAAATCGCCAGCTTCTGATAACAGGTACATCGTCAATTTGACAGAATCGAGTTGGGCGCTGAGAGCCATGGGAATCTTTTTTAAGCGGTAGCGAACTCCTGTGGCGGAGTTGAGTCTGGGACTGGCGAAACAGGTTTAATCGGGGGCTGGATGCGATCCTCAACCGTGCGGAGAATGAATTCGTTTAGGGTCATCCGCGCAATTTTGGCCGCCCTTTTGAAGTCAAGCGCCTGCTTCTTAGTGCGAAACCGGAGATTGAATTGTGGTCTAGTGCTGGGCACGGTGGGTATTATGGTGGCCCCACTTGTATATGTCAAGACAATTCTGTACGCTTTATTAGCCACGCCCTCAAGCACTTGTGGGTAATGGCCCAAAAGTAATCAACTTTTTCTTGCAGTATTTGGCAGTTCTGCTATAGAGAGGCGTATCGATTCATTACGTTGCCGCTGAGGGTGGGTGCGTTGAACTTCAGGGAAGTCTGCGCACCCCAAATTAAACGTATCGTTCCGTATTGAACGGTTCAGACATCAGGGCCCACTATTCCCAAAAATGGCTAAGTACTTCGTTCTAGAGGCTCACCAAGACCCTCAGAGCCAAGCGTATCGCCACGTCAAAAAGTCGGCCGGCGAAACGTTGCTACGCAAGAACCTGGCTCGCCGGATCGCGCACAACATCATTCAACTAGTCGCGATTCGAGAAGCTGTGCAAATCCTCGCCCAATCTCACAAACCCATTGAGATCCCCCAGCTCGAGCCCCCACGAACGCCAGACTGGTTTTTCACTTCCTATCCAATCAAAGACGAGCGCACGCTGATCCTGTGACGCTGGAAAGGAGGCGCGGCGGAATTGCCAGAGCATAGAGGGCCGTTTCAGACACGGAGCGGCTCTCTCCCCAATGACCAACGATCAACACTTTTGGACTGGATTTACGGCTGGGGTCGTCATTACCACATTGGCCTTCTTGGGCTGGGTCTGGTTCTGGCCGTGCATCCAATGAAAGCACAAGAGCTTTGTACGCGAAAACCGCCTGGAGATCCCTGTATTTCTCGCATTGCAAGGTTCAGATGCCTTAGCTACGCAGCGAGATCAAACCATGCCAGTGCATTACGAATCCAACCCGTTGATTCCGCATACGACTGCTGGCCGAGCGGCTTATTTCGCCGGGACAGCGGCACTAGTGTTAGCTTCGGCCTATTTCGCCCACAAAACCAAGCATTCAAGGCTGGAAAAGCTGATTCTCTGGGGCGCCATTGGGGTTGAGGCGTATGCGAGTACACGGAGCTGGACGAACAAGTGACGAGCGAATCAAACGAAGCGCGTATCGCTCGGCGAGAGATGACCGAGGAGGAGTGGCGCATTTGGCACGAAGGTCATCTGGCTGGTCGTGGCGAATTGGCTAGAAGTCTCTTGGAATTTATTCGTTGGGAAGGAAGCGGACGCGCCGTGCTCAACGTGTCGAGTGAGTGGTTACACGAGGTTGCCAAGCTGTGAGCACACAGCAAATCGCGCCAGAAGTGAAGATTCCGGACGACATCTCGCCAAGACTTAAGCGGAAGCTCGAAAAGCACTTAGCAGCAAAAGAAAAAAAGCGTGGCGGGAAAAGGATCAACGCTGGGCAAAAGCCTAAATGGGCAAAGCATTTATCCCGAAACACTGCGGCGCTCGTTCTAAAGCAAGTTGATCTTAGGGAAAGAGTGATAGAGCTTATTGCCACAAGTGACGAGCGTCTGCGCTTCGAAGTCCTGCGTTATCTATGGGATCGCTTGGAAGGCAAGCCCTTTGTCGCGGAGAATCCCAACGCTGGCAAGCCTGCGAGTGCATTGCATCAGGACAACCGCTTGCAGCTTGCGATTCAGAACCTGGTGGTGAGTCCGCCAGCGAAGAAACAGCGTAAAGTCAAGGGTGCCAACGTGATCCAAGCACAGTTGAGTGAAGGCCAGCCGAGCACAGCCGAGACGCACGACACGCCCGCTCCCCCTGACGCTCCGGAGAATCAATGACTTGCCAAGCTTCCGTGGGAACACAGGCGGCATCGAAGCAGCCGCGAAGCCCGGAGGCGGTCAGGAAAATGGACAAGATGGCTGAGATTGTTGCCGCAGTCTTGACTTGCTAATCCAGTGTGCACTGCTTATCATGCTTAGCGTGTCAGAGATACACGTGAGGCGGGTGAGTGCGGAACTGCTTCGGGCGGTAAACGTGGAAGCAGCGAAGAAGGGCGTGACACAGCGCGAGTACGTGCTTACGGCACTGGCGAAGGCGACGGGGTGGGAACATGAGCGTGGTAGCGATTCTGGAACAGGCGCTGAACGAGGAACTGAACATGCTACGGCAGAACGAAAACCGGCTCGCTCGACTAAGGCAAGAGCGCAGCGAACTTCTGCTAATGTGCAAGAACAACCGGGAACGGATGAGCGAGTTCTCGGCGGCACTGAGGAAGTTGGGCGCATCACCAGCAATGCCCCTCCCGCGAAGATGATTCCGCCGCCGGGGCTGACGAGTTCGGAGATGCAGAGATGGCTAAGACAGAACCGGTGAAGTATCAGGAGTACTCGCGAGAAGAGATAGCGATCATGGAAGCCAATAACACGGCACATGTCTACGCAGTTGGGGAATCCCGGGTGACGTGCTGGTGCGGCGAGGATCATGATCCCGGTGAGTACATGGGATGGGCGAGGGACGAATGGCGCATTTTGGCGCTGGCGCATCGGAGTCGGAATGGGGACGAGTTGCCTAGTCACGTGCTGCGAGATCGTGAGGCCCAAAAGCCGACGAGGACTGAGATTTGGGCGGTTCTCATGGACTCGCGAGTACGTGCCGCTTTTAAGGCCTGCGAGCTAGAGTACCCGGCACTAGATGACTTGTTTACTGCGGTGGAACGGGAAATGCTAAGAAAGTAGGGATTTAGTGGATGCAGAGATGGCTGAGGGAACAGACGTGAATCACCAAACGAATCCATACCGCAACTTAGCCTTAGGGAATATCGTCGAGACAGGTCAACCGAATGGACAGGTCGATAGAGCCAGTCTTAATCAGGCAGCTCAGGCGATCGTTGAAGCGGTGATGAGCCAGCCGGGGTCGGAGATTGAGTTGGTAAAACTGGTGAAGGATGGGTTGAATCAGGCTCACCAGTACGAGATGGGCAGTGCGTTTTTCGCGATGGAATTCCTGTTGCGTCATCTAGCCAATAAGTCCAGTGCCAATCTTCCAAGGTGAATTAGACCTCTACGGGGCGCTGGACGCGATCCAGGCCGACCCTTGTAGGATGCCGAAACAGCGAGAGTTTATCTCCTGTGCCGAGCCGAATGCGGCCTACGTTGGTGGCGTGGGTTCTGGCAAGTCTGTGGCTTTGGTCACGACGGCGATTCTGAACTGTGCCAACGATCCGAACGGATTTTCTTTGATTGGGCGGTTGAACATGCCGGCTCTGGAGTCTTCGACCATGAAGACGTTCTTGGAGATGATCCCGGATGGGTATGGGGAATGGGCGGACACGAAAAAGACCTACACGTTTGCCAACGGGCATGTGGTGATTTTCAAGCACCTGGATATGACCGACCCGAAGATTGCCGGGCATATCAAGTCCATGAATTTGAGTGCGGCGTATGTCGATGAAGCCACCGAAGTGTCTGAAGAGATCTACTTCCTGCTCCTGTCGAGACTGCGGCGCAAAACTGCCCCCAGACACATGGTCCGACTGGCCTCGAACCCCGCGGGTCATGACTGGATCTGGCGGCATTTTTTCGATCCCCAACGAAAGTCCAAGTGGCAGGAAAACAACCGAGGGATCACGGCGTCTACTTTTGAGAATCCGTTTCTTCCAGCGGAATACATTGAGAACATGGTGAACACGTATCCGCCGGATTGGGCGGACCGGTTCATTTATGGCAACTTCTCGGACTTCAGTGACTTAGTTTACAAGGAATTCACGGAGGATACCCATGTCTGGGATGCAAGCAAGGGTCATGCGTGTTTTGGGGGTGCGCCAAATCCTCCCGAGAGCTGGCCAGTCATCGTCGGCATTGACATTGGAAGCGACATCGATCCGTGGGCGTGTGTTCTTGTGGCTGTTGCGCCCAATGGGATGCTATTCCAGTTCGAAGAAGTCTATGGCAATTCACTTCTCATCCGAAATATTGCCACCGAGCTTCATTCAAAGCTAGGGCCCAGACCCGTTGACGGCATGGCCTACGACTATGCCAACCGCCAAGCGGCCCTTGAATTAGCCGAACACGATATTAATGCCTCGCCAGCCATGAAGGAGGTCCGACCTGGACTCTTCAAAACCGCCCAATACATGCACATTGATCCCCGACTGGAGCACCCTTTTAAGCAGGGACGAAAGGGAAGTCCACGATTCTTCCTTTCCAGTGCTTGTCTCCATACCCGAAGGGAGCTTTCTGGTTACAAATGGGCCAAGGATCGGGGTGGGACAGCCACTGGAGAGCCTAGCCATGAAAATTCACATAGCCCTGATGCCATACGGTATGCCTTGCATACCTTCCGACCTCTTCCCGAGAAGTTGAGCCCGCCAAAATTGTGGGAAAATCCGGCTCTGGATATGGCCTCGGTCATGTACTGGAAGGATTTCGAGAAATACAAGGACAAGATGGAGAAATTCAAGCCGCATTATGTCTCGGATTCGAGTCCGAGGACGGTGCAAGAGTGGGCAAGGCTGGCGGCAAGTGCTCCGCGGAAGTTTCAGCGGCCGGCGTTCTCGAAATTCATGAGAGTGGGAAGAGCGTAATGACGGTTTTCACCAAAGTTGATCGCGAAGTCGTGCGTGGAGCGCGAAAACACATCAAAACCGCGCACTTCGCCATGCATATTGGGTCAATCTCGGCGGCGGTGGAGGCTTTGGAACAGATTTTGGTCGAAAAAGGCGTCTTGCAGCCTGACGAATTGATGGAACGCCTCGGAAAAGTCCTTGAGAGTCATTACGCCAAGGGCGAATTGATCCCTGCGAGCAACGATTGAGTTCTCCCGGCCTTTTACGCAGCCTCTTGAACTACCTGACCGTGCCCGGAGCGCCAAAAGCTCAGGTTCCGGACATGTATCAGACCCGTCAAAACTCCATCCAAGCCGCCCAACAAGGTTATGACCCCATGGCCCAGCAGATTGTCATGGGCGGCCGCCAGTTGACGAACCCGAATGATGACTTCTACAAGCCCAGATGGGATACCGAGTCGGCGTCGACCGATCGCATCTCGGCCCCGATGAATACCGAGAACTACCAGAACCAGGCGAAGGCCCAGAAAATCAAAAAGGTCAAGAATGCCCGCGCCGATTGATCTGACCCTATTCCGCCCCGGCGGCCCGATGGATGTTTGGGGCCGCTTACTGACTCCGGGGATTAAAAGCGTCACCCCGAGCCCGGAAGATGATCCTTTTTATATGCAGCACATTCAATCGGCCATGTATCCCGGCCCTAGTGCCCCGCAACCTCCCGGTGTCGGCTATGCCCAACAGTTAGCAGGTCAATTTGGCGATACTCCAACCGCAGCTTCAACAGTAGGCGTCAAGCAACAGAAAGCAGACAAGATCAAGAAGGTGAAGAAATGAGCAATGTCGGCGGATTAGGCGCGGCCCTCGGACCGGTGACAAACGTTGCCGAGAAAGCGGCTAAGGCTCAGAAGCTTAAGAAGGTTTCCCTAAAGCTAAAGTTTGACAAGGGCGCGAAACCCACTAAGCCCGATGCAAAAGACTGACGGGTTCCTGACGTACAAGCCGGAGCATTTGCGTAAGGTCAACGCAATCCGGCGAATCATCTCGGCCCCTGATGCGAAACTGCCTCCTATCCTCAACAATGGGCAGGTGCTGTTTTCTTCGGCCCTCTCTGCCGGGAACGAACCACGTTCTTGCACGAACTGCGCGTTTTATAACTTTGGACGCTCTTGTCAGTTGATGAGTCAGGAGATTGAGATTCACAAACTAATCTGGCCCCCAAAGGCGACTCCGGATTCAAAGCAGGTCGAATACTGGCCTGTATGCGGGTACTGGGTTAAGGGTGATCCGAACTATGGTGTGGAGAAATCCATCGCGGACCTTGATCCGAGTGACGCTGGGCTGGGCTGGGTTAACGCGCCGAAGGTTGGGCTGGAGTATTCGGGAACATGCTGCGGCGGGCGCAATGGCGGAGACGACTGCGATTTATGGATGTCACCCGAGGCTGACAAGCGTGGTGTAGATACGGCATTCTGCCGAGTTCTCCAGAGGAATACCGACAACATGGATTGTTGCTCAGCCTGGGTGGACGACGACTGGGTTTCATGGCAGACCGCCCAAGAGCGATTCAAGGTGAACGATGGTGAGTGATTCGGCATCCAAGGGGCGGAGGTCCGCATGAACAAAAAGCGAAAGGCACCTCATGTTCTACGTCCGAAGCAGTCTCATAGGAGAGTAATCATGGATCACGGAAAAATGGCATTCGAAGCGTATCACGCAGCTCTGGGAGTCGAAGCGGCGTGGGAAACGACGAACGACGAACACAAGGCCGCATGGCAAGCCGCGGCGGATGCGGTCAGTGGCAAGTCGCACGAAGTGGATGAGGTGGAAGAGTCAGCATGATCATCTACCTGAGTTTGCTGGTCGCATTGGTGGGCGTGCTCATGTACGCCCTCAGTGCCAATCCGAAGTTGCAGGAGATTGGGCGACTCGCCTACACCTGCGGACTTCTGGCATTCCTCTTTCACTTCACCGGCCCGAATGTGGGAGTCTTGCGCTAGTGGACGAACTTGAAGCCCGCGTCGCGCAGGAAGCGAAGGAACTGGAATCTGTACCCAAGATTCCGGTGAATCGCTACCAGCCCCATACGACCGGATCTGGCGGCCGGTGCCATTGGTGCGGACGCATGGCCCAAGACCTCGTGTACGTGGATAGTCTTCATGGGGTTGATCGCTACAAAGGAGTTGAGTGCTGTGGGCAAAGACACCTTTGATGATTTCCTCGACATAGAAAGCCCCAACAAATACGGCAAGGACGTATACAGTGACCTTTCTCAATTGGCTGATAGTCTTGCTGGTCGTAACCCTGGCGGCAGTGGTAGTCCTGCTCCTCGTGCTCAATCACCTCGAACGGCTGAAGTGGATGAGAGCTTTTGGGACGCAGTACGGGATACTGCCGCAAAATATGGAAGCACCGATTAAGCGCGAGCCGGTGGTTCCTCGCGTTGACAAGCGCCAAAGAATCTCGATCCCCATCCCTGGGGCACAGTTCTTCCAAAAAACTCCTTCCCAAAGACAGTGAGCCCAAGATGATCAAGATACAGTTCAAGGTAATCTACACCTCCGCAGGTCGTGGACGGTTCGCCATCATTCAGCGACCGGGCATTTGTCATACGGCGGTCGAACTACGCTGGGCACGTCCCCGAAGTGACTTCAACCGGCGTCGCGTTCTCGATGGAATCGAAGCAGTGCAATCCTACCAACAGTAAATGGCATCCACAGATCAGGGCCTAGGCAGTCTAATTTCCGGCATTGGCGGGAAAGTCACCGATTTCTTCAAGAATCGGGACACCATCATCCGCTCCAAGACCGAGAAGCCCAAACCCCAAGATATCGTTCGCGGCTATCCGTTTACCGAGCCGATCGAGAAACGAATCTTGTGGCTCTTGGAGTATTACTACCGGGAAGGATCATTCGAGAAAATCCAATTCGCCCGGAAGTGGATGCGGAATGCCTTGATCTATCAGGGCTACCACGAACTGGAGTGGTCCGAGATCAACGTTGCGTGGGATGTCATCATGCAGGATTCGGGAGACTACGCTTTCCCGAACAACTACTACCGATCTCTGATTCTGCACGGCGTCCGGGCCTACATTCAAAATGAGCCCCTGATTGAGCCCAACCCTTCCTCGGATGATCCCAAAGCGCAAGCCGCATCAAAAGCTGCCAAAGCAGCCTTGGCGGTAATAAAGCAGTCGGTCAAGTACGACTACCTGCGCGTTATTGAGGCCATCTATCTAAGACTTTTCGGTAACTCTTTCCGGTACACCTACTACTCGAAAGACAACCGGTACGGCTATGTCACGGCCCCGGTCTACGAGGACAAAGACGTTCTCTTGTCTCCAGGGGGATCGATTTGTCCGAACCATGGGCCGATGGAAGGGAACTTCGATGTCTGCCCGATGTGCCAGACGCCGATCTTACAGCACATCCCGCCGGTCGTCGCCAAGCTTCCGCAACAGATCAACGAAGTGAAGTATCCCCGCGGCGAGATCATGACGGAAGTCGTCAACCCGATGGAGATTTACATTCGGAGTTCGTCTTATGATCTCTGGCACGCGCCTTTTGTTATTCGTAATCGAGTGGTGGACCGGCTGGCACTTCAATCAACTTACCCATCTCTACAACTGGCGCCGGCGGGTGATGAGGGAGGGGGAGAAGCCTACTCAACTGGCGGCGATCTGGGACTCATCTACCTTCAGTCTTTGGCCGATCTTCCCGGAGACCCAACCCAATATGCTGCATGGTATGAGCGAGCTACCGCCGCCGCCAAGGCGTTGCTCATCGAGGGGTTCCTTAGACCATCGCTCTACTTTTTCGACAAGGAGTTAGCCAAGAAGTTTCCGGACGGATTGTATGGAGCCAAGACTGGCGAGACCTTGCTGGAAGCTCGCAATGACACTATCGAGAACCACTGGACGCATTACATATACATTCCGGTGCCCGGAAGGATTTGGGGCGACGGCGACGACGACATTATCCCGGAACAGCTTAAACTGGACGAGACGGACCGCCTCATCCTTCGCAATCAGGGTTATAACTCCGCGCCCCTGCTGGCGATTGATTCTCAAAGGGTAGACAAGAATGACATCATCAACGACCCGAGCACGATCATCGAAGTCAAGCCCGCAGGAAAACCGGTCTCGGACGCCATCCACAACATCCAAAGCCAGTCACTCTCCCAAGAAACCTGGCAATGGAGAAATTCTCATCTCAGCGATATGTATTTTCACTCGCGGGTATCTCCCTCCGCTGTGGGACTGCATCAACCGGGAGTTAACACTTTCGGAGGCCAAGAGTCTATGGCCGCCAAATCAGACTCTTCTCTGCTACCAAACCTCGTCCTCTGGAAAACCGCAGATGAACTCTGGGCGCGGCAAAGCCTCAAACTCGCCGCCGAAAACTGGTTAGACGAACGAGTCAACGCTGTCATGGGACTGAATGGCAAGTGGGAGTTCCAGAAACTGAAAGGCTCAGCTATTGACTTAGACCGGATCACGATTGTGACTCGCGTCATGCCGATCGACCCCTCGCAGCAAGATTCCATGTCGCAGGCGGTCGCCTCCGGAGCCTTGGACCCGCAAGATCCACGAGTCAAGCGGAAGATGATGGAATTGTTTCATTTGCCGGTTGAGTTAGACGACTTGTACATGGATCAGAAGAAGCAGTGGAAAGAAATCGAGCAGATGTCCAACGGCCAGCAAGTGCAACCGCAAATGATCCGAGACAACGATCAGGTGCATATCTCGATTTGCCGGGACTTTCTGAACTCAGACGAGGCGGATGAGAATCCCCAACTGGCCCAAATGGTCTTACAGCACGCACAGATGCACATCATCAACATGGCGCGGCAACAGGCGATGGCTGCCGCGGTGCAGGCTTCCGGGCAGCAAGCCATGCAACAGGCTGGCGGAGGTCCACCGCCCGGACAACCCCAAGGTGGGCCTCAAGAACAAGGCGGCAAGCAGCCGGAAGGACAGAAGCAAGAGCATGGCGGACAAGTGCCCCGCAATCCGGTGAAGCGCCAGCAGCGAGCGGAAAAAGGAGCCATGGCAAAACCTCATCGTCCACAGCCTTCCAGTGGGAATGGTAGTCACGTTCAACGCCTGACATGACACGCCTCTCGAAGAAAACTCCAAAGGTTCGCTACATCCTGACTTTAACCACGGCGAACTACGACTTTTTGTGTGTCAAGGCCATGCGGCAAGGCGTGACGATGGCGCGATTGTTGAACGAAGTGATCGAGAGTAATCGCAATAGTGATATCAAAAGTTGCAATGGAATTCGTTTAAGTCAAATCATGCGAGAGGAAAAATATGTCTGACGACGTAGCCACACTGCGAGATTCAGTAGTCAACGAGCCCGAAGTTCAGGCCGAGCCTGCGGTTGAAAGCAAACCGGAGGTTGTTGAAGAACTGAAGTCTCCAAGGATCGTGGAAGAAATCCCGGCCGATGCCGCCGATATTGGCAGGATCATCCTGCAATCCGGCTACACGCGGGAACAACTCAACGATCTGTTGCAGGCCCCGCAAGCGCTCAATGCCCTGCGCTACGCCATTCAGAATAATCCTTCCGAATTCCTCAACACGCTAGAACGAGCCGATCCCCGCGCAGGAGAAAGATTCCTCGAGACGATGGCCGACACGTTCCTGCAACGCTATGGAGGGAAAGAAACTCCGGGCGATAAGGGAAAGCAAGACTCTGTTCCAAACAGTGAAGTGGAAACGCTCAAGGAAAGGTTGAACCGCATGGAGCATGAGCGGACAACCGAACGGCAGCAAGCGCAGATCGCCGTAACCCGCCAGCGTTATGAGCAGAGAGTCGAAGACCTGTTCAATCTCAAGGAAGTCAAGGAACTCGGTCTGTCGAAGGCCGATGTTCGCAACATGCGTGCGCGTGTGGATGTGGAATTAGGGCGAGATCCGGGCGCGGCCCAGCGAGCGTCCTCGGGAAACTTTGTGGATGTTGCCAAAGTCTTCCAGGTCGTGCTCGATGAGTTCGTCACGGAAAAGAAAACGTCGATCGAAGACCAGAAGAAGACACGAGAGGCCCAGCAAAAGGGAGCGTTCTCGGAGTTTCAGTCTGGCCCGAATCCTTTCATGAACGTCAAGATTCCTCAGGGAACGGACGACAGTTGGGATGCGACGGAAAATGCCCTCGCCACTGCGCTCAAACAGACAGCCGTCTAACTATTGAGGAGTGAATCCAGTGCCAGCCTTCAACTTAACCGCGGCCATGCCGCTGATGAAGATTTACTTCAACCCCAGAATTTCCAAGCAATTCAACACGGCAGCGGTCCTCTGGAACCGTTATGCGGACGGGAAAGGCATTCCCATCTCGAACCGCGGCATGGAAATTCCCACGCACCTTCAGCCCAACGCGAACTTTGACTGGTTCGCTGATGGCGGAACTCTGCCAACGGGCGGGTCTGAAGCCCTGGCCTCGGCTCTCGTGGGCTTCTTCTCCTTCGTCGAAGCTGTGCAGTTGACCGGTGCCGCGCTCGACGCCGCCGGCAATGATGCGACTACCTATGCCCGCGCCCTGGCATTCAACATCAAGATGGCGACCATCAACGCCATCAAGTACCTGAACATTTACTCGTTCCTCGATGGGACGGGCTTCATTGGGACTCTCGGGACGGCCGTGCTGACTTCGACTACGGTGAACGCGACCTTGGTTGCCTCGGGTTCCATCGAAGGCACGCACTGGCTTCGCCCCGGCATGACGGTGGCAATCCACAACGGCCTGACATCTACGGTACGTGGTACGGGAACCATCGTCTCTTTGACCAACCCGATTGAAGACGCCACCGGCACGAACTTTGTCATCGGCCCAACCAACGTGGCGTTCACCACGGCCAACGGCGATGGAATCACGGTGACGGCAAGTACGGGTGCTTCCGACTCGTTCCAGAACACGATTGCTGGCCTGAAACTGATTGTCGATAACGGTACGGTGGCTTCGACCTTCCAGAACGTCAACCGCTCCACGAACTCGCAGTACAACGCCGGCGTCATCGCTCTGTCAGGGACTCCGGCTCTGGCGAGAGATCACTTGCGCCGGATGCTGGCGACCGTGCAAATCCTTCAAGGCAGAGTTTCGCCGACTCTCGAATTCCTGTCACATCCGTCTCAGTTGCACGCTTACATGGATATGGGCTGGACGCTGAAACGCTTCAATGATGCCAACAAGAAACTCGATCTCGGCTTCACGGCCGTCGAGTGGGAAGGCTTCCCGTGGATTGTCGACACGGACTGCCCGAAGGATCACATCTTTGCCGTGGACCGCGACTTGATGTTCAAGGTCGTTGCCCGCGAACTGAGCTTTGACGATCGCACGGGCTCGATCCTGAGACAGGTGCCCTCGGCGACGGCAGGGCAGTACACGGATGCTTTCGTGGCGTACCTACTGTTCCGGGGTAACTTGGGAACGTACATACCAAATGCGCATGTAAAATTAAACGGATTGAGCGTGCCAACTGGGTACTAGGCTATTGATTAGGAGAATTTATGCCGAAACTGAATGAAGACATTTACGGTGGTGATCCGCAGGGAGCCGCCAAGGACATCGATACCAAGCTCTCCGTACCCACCCCGACTCTCGATGAGTGGGGCGAGGCGGATGACCGGGCCAAATCAGAAGGCAATCACGGGAAACAGGGGTAGCTAAATGTCTGCATCCTTCGCGCCACGCGCATCGCTCATTCCAAGCCAGATTCACACCAATGTTGTTCCCGGAGCGTTCTTCGAGGATCTCATTGAAGTGACTGGCGACAACTCGTATCCGGCGGGTGGATACCTTTTCACCGCCGCCCAGTTGCAGACCATGTACGGCGGGGCGTATTCCACGCTGGTCTCTGTCGACGTGGCGAACGATTGGGTCAATACGGCGGGGCCGACTTCCTTTGCTGCCGTCTGGAACAAGGCTACCAACAAACTGATGGCGCAATCGCAGGCAGTCGCGGGCGCGGGAAACTCGAATGTGGATGTCACGGCGACGACCGACCTCCACTTGTTCGTGGCGACAATCAGAATCCGGTTCTACTAGGAGAAATCGATGCCAGTCAATATCCCTGGAATCTCGGTCATTGGCCTGAAGATGGCCTCTGGCAATGTCCAGATGATCTTCCAGAATCCCAATGGCGGGATTCGCTTCGCCGTGGTCATTCCTGCTGCCGACTTCACGTCTTTCAATACGACCGTGAATGGCGGAGCGACGAATGCGACCTTGACGACAACCTACACGCAGGATCAGAACCGGGGCGACTATCCCTTTGAGTACTGCCCAAGCTGATGCCGAAACTCTCGGATATTTACGGGATAGACACGAATGCCATGGCGGAGAAGATTTCCTCCAGCGCTCTGCGTCCATCCGGCGATGAGGAGAACTGGGGCGGCTCGACCTTTGATCAGGATGCCCGAGCCAAGGGGAACGTGCCTGAGTTTGAGAATCCCACGGCCAAGGCGACGAACACTAACAAGGGCAGTGATTCGCGATCGGACTCGAAGGATAACCACTAATGCCCTCGGCAACAGTTGACATCCTCACTCCGAGCGGTCCGCCCATCCCTACGGCGGTCGTCAAGCTGACTCGGGGCTTTCCGGCAAAGCTCGGAACGCTGATTGCGGCCAATACCGCTGTTGCCTTCACGGTTCCGGAGCCCACGCGAGACAATCAGGGAGCCCTTCTCGTTCAAGTCACAGGGACAGCCGGAACGACGGCTACGCTGGAAGGCTCGATTGACGGTGGGGTGACGTGGTTTGTCATCCCGGCTTCCACGACTCCGACCTTGGCAGTCACGGGGCAGTTGACCGGAGATACGGCGACGACGTTCGCGGCGATTTACCAAGTCTCAGGCATGGGTGCCGGGACGCTGTTCAAGTTTGGCTATGCCGGAGCTGGTGTACCGACCGCCGTTGTTTGGGCGCTCGTTGGCTAAATGGAACTCCCTTCTTCCTGGAACCTGAAAACCAAGAAGCGACCAGACGGCAGGCTGGATATTGTCGGCAAGGACGATTCTGGCAACCCCTACAAGGTTCGCACAACCGACACTGCGGAAGTCTCCCAGAAAGATGTCGAAGAACTCAAGCTTGCCGACAGGGAGAATTATCCCAACCGCGAGGCCGGCGTAAGAGCATTCGTCAATCATCTCTGCCCTCCAGACAAAAAAGAAGCCATTACGTTGAATGACATGACTTCGTTCGATGAGAGCGAGTGGATTGCGGCGGCGGAACCTCTGGTTCATGCCGGGTTGGAACGTAAAGGCTGCACGATTGGATCGACTTGGGCCTACCGTCGAGGGTGGGACCGAGCATTTGGAAAGGAAAACTGAATATGGCGTGGCATATCTACTCTACGGAAGCGCTCCCCAATCCTGACTTTCAAGGGAAGCCCGGATACACCCCGGACGGCCTCTACATCAAGTGGGGCGGGATTGCCCTCCCTCCGGTCCCTAAGCAAAAGTGGGTGAAACTGGAAGACACCTATCCCTCCTTACGTCGTAGGGACTGGACCGACAAGCGCGGAGAGGAAATCGAGATTCCCATTCGCCGGTTCAAGCCCATCGTGGATGGAAGATTCGCGGAAATGGGCGTCATCCTCCTGGATCACGAGCCGTCCGAGATTGAGAAAAAGACCCTGGAGGCGACCAGCGCCAACCTGAATCTCAATTGGAGAAAGCGGCAAATTGAGTTCTTTGAACAGCAACGAGAAGTCGCCATTGCCCGCCAAGGCACGTATCCGGTGACTCCGTACATTGACGAGTGCTACGACATCCTGGACATCAAGAAGCCTTACTCGGTCGAGTCTTTGGAAGCGAAACGCGATCCGGGCGCGAAGGCAGCGGCAATGATTGCCAAGGCCATCAAGGAAGCCCTGTCGCAGACGCACAAGGAAGGCATCGATCAGGCGGTAGAGATTTTGACCAGACCGCAGCCAGAAGAAGTGAAGGTTCCCGCAGCGCGGCGTTAGCCGATGCCCGTAGTCCAACCATTACCGGCTCTCAAGAGCCCGCCCACGAACGCCTTTGGGCTTTACCAATACTTAGCCCAAAGAGTGCCTGGATACGATGTCTCGGAATATCTCCGGGAATTGAATTCAGGCTACGTCCACGTTTGGGAGGAGATTACCAAACTCAAGAACCACTACTTCACCAACATCAAGACGGTCGTCACTACCAAAGCGCAGACTCAATACGATCTGATGTTCAACGCGGATGCGGGCCTGAATACGGCTGTTTCCGCGAGGCTCTACCAGATCAGTAAGGTAAGATTTCAGGCTCCGGGCGGCGGGTTGTTCATGCCATCGAACTTCATGAGCCCGACCGATCCGGAGTTCACAGCCCTGAACGCCAATCCCACCCAAACCCCATCGCAGACCGGTCCCTACGACTGTTGGATGAGTGGGCGTAACCAGTTGAATGTGGCCCTGCCTTTGGCGGTCGGGACGACCATTGAAGTCACCTATACCTTTTGGCCGATCGCCTTGGTCATTCTTGCCAACGGCACCGTGTCTTCTGCCGGTTCGACGGTTACGGGAAATACCACGAATTTCACCAACCTCTTGCAGCCGGACTTTCAAAGTTCCTTGCCCTTAATCCAAGGACAAGAAGAGATCCTTGCGGAGTTTGTCTGCAATGGCACGTCTCCTCTGGGCGGGCAGATCTACCGAGTAGCGACGATTCCAAGTGATACGACACTGACAACGGTCACGGCGGTCAATCCGGCTCTGGCGGCGAACAATGCCTACGTGCTCGCTACTCTTCCCGAGATTCCACGAGAGCATATCCGAGTCGTCGCGTCTCTGGCTTTAGCGGCGATGTATTCGGTCGCCGGGGACGATGCTCGATCGAGTGAGTGGACGGCCAAATCGCAGGCCAATATCCAGATGATGAAAGATGCGCTCATAGAGCGGCAGAGCAACAACCCAGCACGCAAGATTCGCTTCCCCGGCTCGATTGCCAACGCCCGTAATCGCACGTTCCTTCGCTAATGCCTACTAGGGCCTCACGGAAAATTCAGGGTGCTGCACCAGCGGAAGTCTTGTCTGGTTTGAGTAGCGGATACAACGGCTACACAGACCCGACCTTGACCAATCCCAAGATGTGGGCAGCGGCGACGAACGTATTCAGCGGTCCGTTCGGCTACGTGCAAAGGGCAAGGTTTGCCAATGTCTACACGCAAACTCCGACTGGCCTTCCGTACACAACGTTCAAGTACTTTGGCCTGCCGGGAGTCGGATCGTATCTGATTGCCGATCAAAATTCTCAGCTCTACTCCTACGACACGAATGCCGGATACGCCCAGACGGTGAGACTGAATCCCTACGTCAATCCCTTGGGTGGCCCGTCGTCTCAGTTGAATGGTCCATGGTCGCGAGAAGCTTTGGGGAACATTCTCTATGAGATGAATGGGCAAGTGAAGATGGCGGGACGGCTGGCGAATGCCGCGACCATTGAAGGCTGGGGGTTGGATGCGCCGGATTCAACACCGCAGGTCATCACGAATACGGTCCTAAGCGAAGCCATCACATCGATCACGCGGGCGAATGGCATTGTCACCGCGACCCTCGGGCTGGCGACTTCATACCCGAACGAATCGAACGGGCCTCTCATTCTCAATGTGACAGGGGTGGCGGACTCTAGTTTTAACGGATCATTCCAGATCACCAGCGGAAACGGAACAGCTGTCTTCACTTGGATTCAGTTAGGGCAAGACACAACTTCTCTTGGTGGGACACTCAACAACATCATCACGAAGGCCGTAGGCCGAAGCTATGCCTACGCTTGGGAAAACGCCAACAAGTTCCACGTCGGTGCCCCGAGTCCAGCGACTCAGTACATTCAGTACACCAATCAGCGAGGCTTCCTGAACATCGTCGAGCCGGGAACGATCTTCAGTACCCATGGAAGCACGCTTATCACTGGCGTCAACACGCAATTCACGTCCGCATGGGTAGGGCGGCATATTTGGCAGGATCTGAACGGAGATTTGGGCCGCATCGTCTCGGTATCGTCCCCGACCTCGCTAAACTTGGCGACTCCTTGGGCGGGATCATCAAGCAACCTTAGACCTTGGATTGTCTTCGACCCGCAGGCCACACACATCCGTCTCTATGCCACGGCAGACGGACAGGCGACCTACCTCCGGATTGCAAGAAACGCTTGGGATTCCACACAAATCGATCCGTCCCTTGCCGGATTGTTCTTCAACGACAATGCCGATGCCGAGCCGCCCAACTTTCCATTCACCACGGAGCTTGTCCAAGCCAACAACGTTCCTCCTCCGGTAGGTCAATTCGTCAATGAGTACCAAGGCCGGTTGGTCGTCTATGGAGTTCAGGGAGCGGGGCAGTCGTTCTTCTACTCGAATCAGGAATCCACGACCGTAGGCCTTCCACAAGAGTCATTCGCCCCACTGAATCAAGTCACCCTACCAATGCAGAACGCTTCCATGAACGGCATGATCGAATTCCCCGGCTCGGCGGCAATCTGGTCGGACAAGCAGGACATGTTTCGCCTGACTGGACTTTTGACTGACAACACCGTGACCGGCATTGCTCAGTCGAATGCTGCCGCTCAGCAGGGAGCAACGATCTCAAGACTGCCTTACAACCTTGGCTGTGCGTCTCCATTCGCTGTGGACATCACGCCGTTGGGGGCGATCTGGGTTACGTCCAATGCGGAAATCTGGCTGTTCACTGACAAGTACGCCCCCAGGAATATCGGCAGACCTGTCCAAGACATTCTCGACTCCATCATTCCTGCGAAACTGAATTTATGCCGGGTAAAGTACTACCACACCAACACACGGAACTGGCTCGTGGTCGCGGTCCCGGCCAACAGCGCGAACTACAACAACACGCTGCTGATTCTCGACATTGACCAATTGGCCTCGAATGGCTCGCCCTCGTACTTCACGTTCGATATGGCGACTAATTCCCCGGCATGGTTTGTCTTCCAGCCGGGAACCACACAAGTCATCGGCGGCGTTCCCACATGGATTCCTCGATGTGACTCGTTGGAAGTCGTCTACGAGCAGGCCGGCATCGTCCGACTCTTAACCGGACAAGTGGACCTAATTCAAGATGCCGACTTCTTCCAAGGTGGGACCGGCGTCGAGATCGCCGTGCCCAATGGAACGCTTCTGACCCATGCCTGGGGGAATGACCATCCATTCGTTCTGACAAGACCGGCGTGGGTGCGCTTCAATACGAACCGTGACCCGTCCATGCTGGCAACCGATGGCTGGTCTTTCGCCGTGCAGGGCATTGATGACGACTTCTACACGTTCGTTTCCCCTCTGACAGTCAGTCTTGTACCGGGCGTGAATGATTCTTCGACTCTTGGCGGAAACCCTGACTTCGCCACTTCCGGCCTGGCTTTTCGGCACAGTCCGGAACTGTTCAGGATTGGCGGAGTGAATTTCGTTATGGGTCGCAGATTGAGATTCCAAGTCAATTTCCCGTCAACGCCCGGAGTCAATTACCAGTTTCGCAGCGTGCAGATGGGCTTTGCTGCCGATCCCCCGAGCTAACTATGGCAATGAATCCAGGCAGTATCTCTCTGAACCCAAGCGGCGGGAGTGGCACGTACACGACCGGTGCCAGTACGGGAACTCCGCGAAAGTCCTTTAATCCGGGGCAACCGTCCACAGGAACCCAGCCCAATGTCATTGGCTCCCAGACCGTCAGGGCCACTGGCTCAGGGCCGTATGACAACGCCTACCGTCAGGATCTGGCGACCTATGCCGGAGGATTGGCCTCGCGTCCGGGAGGGAATCTTAGCTTCAATCCCACGGGCAACTTGTTTGGTAACGCCACGGGCGGTGGAAACGCGCCAGTCATGGGCGGGCCCACGGACTTGCTCTCGGCCGCTTTGGGTGGGCAGGCGGTGAACACGTCGACACCTCCGCCAGCCCAACCTCAGTCAAGCCAACCCACGAACGGGAATCAAGACTACTGGCAGTTCTGGCTCAACGGCTACAACAACCTTGGCGCGAATCTGCGCGGCTCGAACACTTTCTAGGGAAACCCATGTCATCCATGAGCAATCCGCTGACCGGTTCCGGTTGGGGCGCGACGCCTCAAGGACAAGGACAAAACATGTTTCAGGGCACAAACCCAATCCAGATTCCAGGAATGCCGGGTCCGGGATCTCAAGGGATTTCCAGTCCCGGCCAGAACTCGGGACAGCCTACGTCTTATGGCAATCCCGGAGGGTTTGGGAATCCCTTAGGGAATACCGAGATCGGCCGAAATGCTGGGTTGAACAACATCATTGCGGGGCAGATGAAGAATTACTTGGCTCCGCAGTTTGCCCAATTAATGGGCCAGTACGGGAACCAGGCGGGGAACTTCTTTCAGAACCTGACGAATCTTGGCAGCCCCTACTACCAGCAGAAGCAGACCGAAGGCTTTCAGCAAGGGGTAAATCAGAACCAGAATGCCATGTCGGGCGCTCTGCAAGGGTTGAATGCCTCAGGGTATGGCTATGGGCCGAGCGGGGCGCGGGCGGCGATGATTGGCGGGATGCAACAGCAAGGCTCGCAGAATTTGGCCGAGCAGTACTTGCAGAACCTTTTCCAGAACGAGCAGATGCAGATGGCTGGGGCGCAAGGGCTTCAGGGCATGGCCAGCATGTTCAATCCGAGTCAGATGCTTGGTGGCACGAGTGTCGGAACGTACTCGACCCAACCGTCTACCTTCGCCCAGAACTTCAATCAGATTGCGAGTGGGATTGGCGATCTGATGGGCGGCGGCGGTGGCCTAGCCTCGGGCATGAAGGGATAACGTTATGGACGGCGATCAACCAACAAGTCCGTTTCCAATGCCCGGTATCAGTCCGGGGAACACGCTGCCGGGGCAAGCTCCGGTCGTGGGACAACCGACCAGCCCATTCGACTTCCAGTCGATCATTCAGCAAGTCGCGTCCATGCCTCAGTATCAGCAGGCCATGGGGCAACTCGGGAATGTCTATGGGCAGGAATCGCAGCTAGCCCAACAGCAAGGAGATCTTGCAGCGCATCCGCCCCAGACGAGAT